ATCTTTGGGATAAGAATAAATTTCATCGATGAGAAGTCGCACAACATAACCAGTGTACAAAAATTTAAAAAATCTTGATTTTCTGTTATCTGAGGCTAGCGTGGGTTTATCAGAATTAATATAATCCGAAGCCTCAAAAACTCCTATTTCAAGATAGAGAGCAATTACTTCATTCACTTGCTCTTCAAATTTATCGGGATTTCCTTTATAAGATATACGAAGTGCTTCTGTTTTCACTTGTTTTCCCCTGGATTATTGTCTTTTACAATGCAATTGGCAAGAAACTTTGTATTTGAAATCATTTCTTGAATATCTTCAAGCTGCATAATCACCTTGCCTGGGTGATACTTGCCCTTCATCATTATTTTAAGCAAATCTTGCATAGAATTCTTTGCTTTTTCGCAAAAATGAATGATACCGTCAATATCAGCTTTTTCAACCTTGTAAATTTCACTCATAAATTTTCCTTTAAAGTGTTTAGTTTGTTGAATTTATTCGTCTTCAGAATTAAACATTTCTTCTTCCCACAACTTGAAATCTTTATTCGCTTCAATATCGAGATTCCAGTCGTAAGGATTAATCGTTTCATGAAACCCAATGACTTCTTTGTAGAAGCCATGAATATTTCTTTTTACTCCTGTTAGATTAAAATCTGATGAAGACATATTCCTTATTGCATCTTCCTCTCTACAAAGTCTTTCAAACTCTTCATTTTGATTATCTAACATTTTACTATTCCCTTCTTTAGCAAAGTCTATTATGTCTTTAATTTGAAATTCAAATGCGCCTGGAATAACAAAAGTTTTGCTCTGCCAAACCCTTTTAAACTTGTCAATTTCTTCTTGAGTTGCCTTTTCTCTCTTAAGCATATTTTTAATATCTTCTGGAAGATTGTAATAGTTCATATTGTCTGACATTTTACCATTCCCTTCTGATTAAGGTAAAAGTTCCTTTGATTAAAACAGTATAAAGAGCAATAACTTCTTTTCCAATTTTTCTGTCGTCATTACCACAATACGGATAGAATAATTGAACTAACGCAGCCGTTTGTCTTGGAAACGCCTTTCTGTTTAAATTCCAGATATTAAAATCACTGTTGATATATTCGTTAATATCACCAATGAAAACACACTGCATATTTTTAGTTGCAACTGGCTGAGGAGAATAAAATTCTCGTTCTACTCGATTTTTGATAAGCCAATCTAATTCAAATGATTTGATAATAGATGTACCTTCTGACATACACTTCCCCTTTCTATGTTTGTTTAATCTCGTTGTTGTAAGATATCACCACGAACATTTAAATGCTTTAATTCTGATTTTTTAACCCAAAAATAGTTTGACTTATGCAATAATGCTGGGGTGTATTCTTGTCGAAACTCTCTTTCTAATTTATCTAAACCTTTAATTTGACATTTGTTGTCTAGGCAATAGTCGTATCCTAGCTCAAATCTTTCAATGATAAATTCTTTTTCACAATAAATACATTTAGGCATTGAGTTCTCCTATTGGAGCGGAGTATTGTATTACTATCTTTCTCCATTCCATTTTGCGGGTGGATTAATAATCTATAGGTAAAGGTAGGGTTTTACCTAACTAGCAGCCCGCTAATATTTACTACTTATCTCCAAGTAGCAGTAATCGCTTTTAGAGGCTTACGCTTCTCTTGATAATCGTTCTCTGCTTTCTCTAAAGCATCTGCTGTCTGTGTAAGATACTCAATCGTTTCGATATCATTGCTGTACGCAGTACCGTACACCATAACAGGATAGTTTTCTTTGAGCATTCGTATCGCTATTCTGTACTGTTCGTGCTTAGGAAGAATAATAAATCTACGCTCGTCAGCCAAGTCATAGGTTTTATTATTCTTCTTCATACGCATAGCGTGTGCCATAAGCAATCCTTTTACGAAATCAATTTCAGAAGGCGTATTACACCACGTAATTTGAACATCGTATTTAATTTTAGGTGGCGGGTCTTTCTTTACACCGCGCATTCTGATTTTGCCAGACTTAGCCATTTGTATCATATTACACTTACGCATTGTATTTACCCTACCTTTCCCTACTTGATTAGATTTGATGGATGAATATACTTAGCATTAGCCACTCCGACAAGAGTAGCAGTACGCTTACGCTTTGTACTGATCATTCTCTTTGAAGCATCCGTACCATCTGGATAACCAATACCAAGATACTTTTTGATATACTTGACACCATCTATCCATACTTCTTCCGTAGTATTGCGCTTCTCGTTGGCTTTGACTACACGGATTACTTCCAGAATAGCAGCAACATCAATAGCATAATCTTTGTCTGTGATTGCGTATTCTCTTGTCTCACTAACTGTTGTCTCTTCACGGATTGAGATAACTTTGCCATAAGACTTGTTGCCGTAATCAATTTCCATTCCAATAATGGTATCTACTTCATCAACATTAGTAGTCATTACTCTATCCCTACCTTTCTATTTAGAGGTGTGAATGTTGTTGACAATAATAATACGAATACTTGACGATGAGCCCTACGCTTACCATTTACTTTATTATTTATCTATTCATTACTCAGCCTATTGTGGGCTGAACTGTCAGTCTATCGTGCAGAGAAATGTTCGTCAACTTATAGCGGACACAGGTTATTCGAAGGTCTAAAAAATTTTACCCTGCGGGGAACCCCTAGGTGCATTTATTCTTCGTGAATAAAACGAAAATAAAACGGTGTTTGTCTTCGCAAAGTATTTAGAAAAGCTTAGCTATTTCGTACACCCCGTTATATTTTCTATTTTTACATGAAATTGAGTATGCATTTTTCACGGGTTAGGCTCATCGTCTGTAGTTTCATTTTCCACTGTAATTTCAACATTTTCTTTCTCAACAGTTGCAATCTCAGATAGGAATTGCGACATCATTCCCTTGTATTTCATTCTGCCTAAATGAAGAAGTTCAATAGCGGGATCAACCCAGATTTTACCACCAATATCTTGCCAATATCTACAAAATCCATAGTCTTCAGATAAAAACCTATGACCGTGAGGATCAACATAAGAATTAAAGAATGCGTATGTCCATTCTTTTTCTTGCTCACTTAAAGAACCAGTATCATCGTTATACCTGAGGTGAGGATATTTTTCTATAAGTTTCAAAAAAGCTTCTCTTTTTATAAGCATAAACCCTGTCCCCGCGTCAAAAATTTCAATACAGCCATTGTCAACTTTCAATTTATGAAACTTTTGATTGCCATCTGATTTAACAGGATTAACAACAAAACGAATACTGCGCTCAAGCAATTTATCATGAGACACACCTTTCTTAACATTATTTTCAACTTTTTTCCAATTAATATCTTTAATGGGATAAGAGCCAGTTACAATTTCTTTTTCAGGAAATGTACTATGCCAGAGCATTTTAACAAGATCGGTAGCTTCAAAACCAATATCAGCATCAATAAACATCATATGCGTAAATTGTTTATTGGCTAAAAATTTAGCAGAAACATTGTTTCTTGCTCTGCTGATAAGCGAGTCACTAATTGTTGAAATAGCAAAATCAATACCATGTACTTTAAAAAACATAATAGTTTTTAAAACTGACATAAAAGTAGTTTCACTAATTAATTGATCGTAACATGGAATGGCTATAAAAACATTCCACGAACTAGTCATTTCCTTTGTAATTGTAATTTGTTGTTCTTCAAAAAGAGGTTTTTCCACGCCTCCATTATACAAAAAAAAATGGGCTGGCTTGACGCCAGCCCATAAAAAAATTGCGTTTTTTTAGTCTTAAATATTACATTTTGTCAATCGTCTTAACGCCCTTAACATTCTTAGATTTAACAGAAACTTCATTCTGACTAACAACCCTAAAAAACAAAGTGTTGGTTCTTGTCTCAAGATGAATTTGAACACGAAGATTTAGCTTCTTCGCTTGAGCCCTGATTCTTTGCTGAAGGGAATTGTACTTCTTACCCATTTCAACATTTTCAATGTTAAATGGCTTTCCCGTTTCGCTAGACGAAACAAGAGCGTCAATAATTTTTTGTAGCTCTTCAGACGTTCTGCCTGAACGGGAAATTTCTGGGAAAGTATTTGCTTCTTTGATGTTCATTTTCTTCTCTTTCTGTGTGGATATGAAGTGCCATTGGCACGAGACACACACTACTGAGAGCAGGAGCACTTGTCAACTCTAAAATTAAAATACATTATATTCTGAATTAATTCTATATGTTCTCTAGCCATTTGTCGTACTGTTGTGGATCAATTTTTTGCTGTCTATATCCTGGCACGAACGTTCTCAAATTTTGGTTGTAAATCGACACATTTTCAAAATCTTCTAAACCATCATATTTTTCAGAATCTATACCGTCAAATGACAGCACTTCTATTTCAACTTCGTTTTCAATAGATAAATGAGAGACACTCGCAAATACCGATCCAGCTAAAGCATCTGCCAAATCTTTAGATCCTTTTGTCGGGTGATCAACTTTATTATTAGACATCAAGCGAAGCTTTAGCAGTTCGTCTTCAACCAAAATTTCATTCCAATATCCACGCAACCTGCCGTCATAAATAGCAGTTAATAATGTATCATAGTCTGTTTTTTTTACGCTATGAAAATCTGCATTTATGCCTTGACTTCTTAAACTTTGAATCATTTCAATAGACTGCCAGCGGTCAAATGTTACTAATCCTACATCAAATTTACGACAAAGCTCAACGATCATTTGCCTTACTGAGGCGAAATTAATTTCCTCGCCTGGTGTCGCTTGCCATGAATGAATAAAATCTACATTTATTACAGGAAGTTTCTCAACTCCCATACTAGTTGTTATTTCTTTAAACCCAGAACAGTGTGTCATACATACTGCAGACCTGTCTCTATTAAACCCAAGATCGGAATGAATAAATCTTCTATGTCCATCGGTATTATTAAACCATTTATGAAATTTTCCATCTTCATCGACTGGATTATCGCTGTAACAGAATGATTCCCTCACACGGTCTGAATCTCTAAAGTATGCGTCTTCCATATTTGGAGGATTGCATTCAAATCTAGCTGCAGCCTCAATAGGATTTCTAATATATTCAGATTCCAAATCTTGTCTTTTTATGGTTGGATTTACCTCCCAAGTTGCTGCCTTAATAAACCAAGTTTTAGGTTCGTTTTTTTCTATAGCGCCATAATATCTTTGTTGAATAAAATCTCCTTTATACCTAGGAAACGAAAGCAATATAACTTTACCAACTTCTGGGAAGCGAGACATAACAGATAATTTACTCATGTTATAAATTGCAGAAGCTGATCCCTTAGCTCTTGTATCGCCTTTCAATTCTGCATCTGTTTTGAATGCAGATATTTCGTCTAAAACAACAGTTAAAACTTCGTAACCTTCCCATCCTTCACTTTCAGAGTGACCAGAAAAACAACGCACAGGTCTTGAAAAGAAAAATATTTCAGACACTCGCGGTTCAAAACCAATACTATTAAAATACGGCGAAGACAACAAAAGATTTTTTAAAGGTTCGAAAAAAACTCTTTGAGCCTGCTGAGCATTTACTGCCAAATTCAAAATGTCAATGTAAACACCGTTCGCTTTACCAAAATAACCGAGAGGGTCTCTCAAACAATGTAGCAAATATGCCGTATATGCGATTGAAATTCTGCTACAGTGGTCTTTACCACTTCCTTTACCCAGCATGCATATCACTTCATTATTAGTATATTTTTTAAAATATTCATTTCCTTTTTCTTCACCCATAAGTTTTATTACCGTTGGTAAACGAAAAATTTGTGTACTATGCCTAACAATTTCAAGTTGAATTTCAGAAAGGGCGGGGAGCCCCAAGTATTTCTTATCTTGTACAAAATTTTCAATACTCACTGGTTGTTCAATCAATTCATCTTGTCGAAGCAATCTATCAAAATCCTCAAAATTCAGGTTGATTCCAAGATATTCAGACATACAAAAAATCCTTACTTTGTGAACATAAAACGCAAAATCCGTTCTCAAATTCTGACAGAGTGCGCCGATATGGCCCAAAACCAGTTCTCAAATTCTGACGAGTCGCGGCATATGGCCCAAAACCCGTTCTCAAATTCTGACAAGTTGAAACATATGGACCAAAACCCATTCTCAAATTCTGACAAAATTGAGTATGCGGTTTCATGTTAGTTTTCAACTTCTAAAGATTTTGATTCTTCAGCCATAATTATTTCTTCCTTGCCCATGATTTCAAAAGCAATCTCAAGTTCTTTTCTAACCTGTTCTGCTACTGCTGGGTGTTTTGATATTACATCACGCAAAATCTTAGACAATATTTGATTAACATTTTCCGCTTTTTGCATTCGCGCGATGTATTCACTATCTGCCTGATTACCACCTAATAATTTATGCAATTGAGCTTTTTTAGTAGCAATGTCGCCAGCAAGTTTAATTGCCTGTATTCTGGCAGAAACCATCCCATGATCTGTTGCAATTATAATAGTTTCCCAAGCTTCTTTGCTTAATTGATCAAATTCTTGTAATGCTTTTATTGTGTTAAATTGTAATTTTTCTAAAAAATAAGGATCTTCGTCTGCTTTTTGATTTAAAATTGTTTTATATTCTTCAATGTAATCAGAAACTTCGTTAATTTTTAACGTCATCAATGCAGCAATTTCAGATTTTGAATATCCTTTTATATGCAATAAACCAACTTCTTCAACTTGTTTAAGTTTATCTATGAGAGATGTTGTTTTTAATTTAGTATCCGACATAATCTTCTCTTATATTTCTCTATAACTTTTTGCCATGTAAATTTTTTGGCTATTTCAAGAGAACCTTTATAAGTATGTTCAGCCACCTTGTCATAGTTTTTAGTTACATATAACATTTTATCACATAGATCATCAAAGCTTGGCTCTGCCCACTCGCCAGCATTTTCGTAAATACCACTCATATTAATTTTAGACCATTTATAATCCAACGGGACCGAGAGTTCAGCATATTCTGTGCAGCCAGTAGCATTTGTGCATATTGTAGGAATACCAGCAGCTATTGATTGGAAAGGAAGGAGCCCCCAGCCCTCACCGCTTGTTGGATATAATACACAATCAACACTATTATACAAAAGACTAAGATCCAAGTCACTTAATTGCGAATCAATTACATTAATTCTAGGTTTATTATATAATGATGAACGAGTGCCGTCTTTATGATAGAACCGCGCATCGGG